ACACTTATAAACTCTACACAGAATTAAATAACGAAGCTCCCTAGGTTCTGTTGCTTATTGGTTAAAGCCCATGCCTTATAAGCGTGTGAACCGAGTTCAATTCTCGGCAGAACCATTGGGGGTCTAGCAATCTGGTGAATGCACCGAACTCATAATTCGGCTAAGGCGAGTTCGATCCTCGCGACCCCCATCGGACAGTTCCCCAACTGTCCTCTTGACTACCGAAGTCAAATCCCTTATACTACTAAGGTCAACAACACAGACAATGACTATCACTTCTAAGTTCAAAAAGGACATCACCACTCTTCGTTCCGCAGTGAATGGAGATTTCTTCCTTGACGTTAAGAATCCGAAACTTTTCAAAAAGGTTCGTAAGTTTTACGAAAACGATGGTGTTACTTTTTCTGGTGATCCACTTGATGATTATGATATTCTGATTGATTGTCTTGCAGAGGATCTGGAACGACAAGAGGTTGCCTGATGAAGGTTCTCCTTGAGAGATTTCCTTATCGATATATCGAAGAGGGAATTCTTGAAAATGGTTTTCCTGACTTTAGAATTCAAAAAATGAATTCTTTCTCAGGTAAGTACAGGGACATGTATCTGTGTGATAACGGAATGCAAATGTCAACCGCAATGGAAGACTTTGAATATACAAAATGGCTTGATCCAGATAATGTTCCTTGTTATGTAAGGGATAGGGTAAATAAATAGGTCAGAATTTATTCCCTATTATGGCATCTAGAAAAGTATCTGAAAGTGGTTCATACATGAGTCAGTATGACCAAGAAGTTGAGAAGAGACTTGGAGCTCTTGAAGCTGAAATTCTCTCACTCAAATCAGAACTCAAGGCAAAAGAAGAAGCACCTGCCTCATCATCTTCTGACCTTGAAGGTAAGTTTCAAGTCTTAGTTGACATTCTTAAAAAGAATCAACAACTCAATATTGAAAAACTTTCCAAAGGTGCTCTTTGAGTCACGGAAGGACTATAACAGTACTGGTCGGTGAAGGTCCCCTTCAATCCCGCGTTTCTTAGTTCGTAAAACTAAGTGGTGGAGTCAATGGACCCAACTGAGTTTACTAATTCTCTAAAGATTAGTTGGTGCGGATGGAGGTAACACTCCCGCCTGAGATTTAGTTATTACTCAGTGATAAAAATAACTTGGCGCGGCATGAATACCCTGGCGTGGAGGTCTTGACAAAGGCCTCCTTTTTTCATACAATACATACTATGTCGTTATGATCTGACATAATGAAGATCGGTTTTAATTGTAGTTCCTTTGACTTGTTTCATGCAGGACATGTGACAATGTTGAAGATGGAAAAAGATTTGTGTGATTGGTTAATCGTTGCCCTTCAGGTTGATCCAACCATCGATAGACCTGGTATTAAGAACAAACCTACACAGAGTGTGTATGAGAGATATGTTCAAGTACAAGGTTGCAAGTATGTTGATGAGATTCTTGTCTATGAGACAGAGGAAGACCTGTTGAATATGATTAAGACCCAGAGAATTGATATTAGATTTCTGAGTGAAGAGTATAAAGATAGAGACTTTACAGGTAAACAATATTGTATCGATAATGATATTGAGATTCATTACCACAAGAGACAACATAAGTATTCTTCTACGGAACTTAGGAATAGAGTTCATATGTTAGAAGAGAAAAAAAGAAACGAAAAGATACAAGGTGAAATTCCAGAACAATATTCTCCAGTAATTCTTGAAAAGTACGAAGAAAAATGAGTATTCTAGTCACAGGTGGTGCAGGTTTTATTGGTAGTAGTCTTCTTAGACAACTTAAAAAGTTTGAGGAAAGAATTGTATGTGTGGATAAACTTTCTTATGCAGCAAGTCTAGAAAACGTACCAGATGATATTGAATTTTATGTGGTGGATCTTGCAGATGAAGATTCCATAAAACAAGTTTTTGAGAAAGAAACTATCGATACAGTATTCCATCTTGCAGCTGAGAGTCATGTAGACAATTCGATCAAAGATTGTAAACCATTCATTCAATCTAATGTGATTGGCACAGTCAATCTTCTTCAATGTGCATTAGAACATGAAGTCGATAGATTTATGCATATTTCAACTGATGAAGTGTTCGGATCTATCTCTTATGGTTCTTTTAATGAAGAGTCAAGATACAAACCTAGAAATCCATACTCTGCTTCTAAAGCTGCTAGTGATCACTTTGTAAATGCTTATAATAAGACCTATGGTCTTCCTACTATCATTACAAATTGTTCCAACAATTATGGACCAAGACAGTTTGGTGAGAAGATGATTCCCAAGATTATTAACAATATTATGGATGATATTCCCATTCCTGTTTATGGTAATGGTCAGCAGATAAGAGATTGGATTTATGTTGAGGATCATTGTGATGCCTTGATAGAATTATGGAACAGTGGTAGAGTGGGTGAAAGATATAATATTGGTGGTGAATGTGAGTTAAAAAATATTGACCTTGTTAAAAAGATTATGAATTTGATGGGTATGACTACACATAAAATTGAGTTCGTAAAGGATAGACCTGGACACGATGTAAGGTACTCAACATCAAATGAAAAGATCACTACCGAAACTAAATGGTCACCTACAACTGATATTACAACTGGACTTTTGAAGACTATTGAATACTATGAAAATCATCGAAACAACACTTGAAGGGGCATACATCATTGAACAATCAAAGTTCTTTGATGATCGTGGATTCTTTATCGAGTCATATAATAAGAGAGATCTTGAGTCCGTATTGAACGTAGAGTTTGTGCAGGATAATCACTCACAATCAACAATCAATGTTCTACGTGGACTTCATTATCAAATAGAAAATCCACAAGGTAAACTTGTCAGGTGTATGAGAGGTTGGGTAACTGATGTAATTGTAGACCTTAGAGAGTCTTCACCAGACTTTGGACAACATGCTATTGTTCAACTCAATAGACCTGAGGTAATGTTATGGGTACCACCAGGATTTGCTCATGGTTTTGTTGTCAGAAGTGACAAAGCTGATGTATCCTATAAGACTACAGATTATTATTATAAAGAACATGATAGGACTCTTTTATGGAATGACCCAGACTTAAATATTGATTGGGATGTAAAGGACCCAATTCTTTCTGAAAAAGATAAAAGAGGTAAAACCCTACAAGAGTGTGATAAGTATGAATAATCTATCTGTATTTGGTGCGACAGGATATATCGGTAGCAATTATTGTCGAATGTATCCTAATAATATACCAATTCCCCGTGGTCAGAGACATCCCGAGTCTGCTGATATTTTGTACCTCATCAGTACAACAACTAATCAGAACGTCTTTCAAGATTTACAAATTGATATTGACACGAATCTCAAGATCTTAACTGAAGTTTTGTCTCACTGTAAAAGAAAAGACACAGTGTTTAACTTTGTAAGTTCTGGTTTTGTATATGGTAATGATATTGTCGATGCAAAAGAAGATGATCCATGTGATCCGACAGGTTTCTATTCAATCACTAAGAGATGTGCAGAATCCATGGTGATTTCATATTGTAAGACCTTTGGTATTAAATATCGTATCTTTAGAATTAGTAATGTCTTTGGTATCGATCCCACAGTGACGCCAGGAAAGAACGTTCTCGGCTATATGATTCGTTGTCTCAAGAATAATGACCCTATCAAATTGTATGAAGGTGGTGATTATCAGAAAGACTATATGTATGTTGATGATGTATGTAGAGCCATGGATGAATTGATGGTCGTTGGCAAAACAAATGAGATCTATAACATAGCAACAGGAGTATCACGATCATTCAGGGAGATTATCGAGTATTGCAAAGAGAAAGTAGGTAGTAAAAGTGAGATTATTGACATTCCTTTCCCTGATGAACAGGATTACCTTCAAATTAAAAACTTTACAATGGACGTAGATAAACTAAACTCTCTGGGTTTTGTTCCTAAACTTGACATTGATACAGGACTTGATATGATGTGTAAAGTCTATTAAAATTTTAAAGATACATAGTAAGTAATTTATGGATAGTATGACTGATTATAAGAAGACTGCATTGGTACTTGGTGCAGGTGGATTCATTGGTAGTCACATGGTAAAAAGACTACGGTCTGAAGGATATTGGGTACGTGGAGTCGATCTTAAATATCCAGAGTATTCTAAGACTGAAGCAAACGAGTTCATTCAGGGTGATCTGCGTGACGTAAGTTTTGTACGTCGTGTCATCCAGTTCAAGGGTGAGTTGGGAAATTTCTATAACTCTGTTCCATATCGTGCCATTCGTCCTTTTGATGAAATCTATCAGTTTGCTGCTGATATGGGTGGTGCAGGATTCGTTTTTACTGGAGAGAACGATGCAGACATCATGCACAACTCTGTCTCAATTAATCTGAATGTCCTTGAAGAAGTTCGTAAACTTAATGAGACTTTTGATGGACATGAAAATGGAACTGCATGTGTTCGTCCTGCATTAGAACAACCTACTAAGATTTTCTATTCTGGTTCTGCTTGCATGTATCCAGAACATAATCAACTAGATCCTGATAATCCTGATTGTCGT